CCGGGCCGCTCCCGCGACGACGCACCGTGAGGAGGATGGGTGGCTCTCAGGTTGGTCGCACCGGCATCACCCGCGCCGATCCTCGAGGAGATGCTGCTCCCCGATGCGAAGGCGTTCCTCCGCATTGACTCCACCGCCGAAGACGCGCTCCTGGTCTCGCTCCTCGGTGCCGCCAGGACCTACATCGAGGGCCGCGATGGAGTTGCCAACCGGGCGCTGCTGACGCAGACGTGGGATTGGACCCTCGACAGCTTCCCCTACTGCCAGCCCCTCCGGGTGCCCCTGCCGCCGCTCCAGTCCGTGACGTCCATCACGGTCCGAGGCATCGACGGCGTCCCAGCGGTCTGGTCGTCGACCGCCTATGAGGTCGACATCGCCGACCCGCTGCTGCCGGGCCGCATCCTGCCCGTCTTCGGTGGAACATGGCCGGTGGTCGGATACGTCCTGAGCCCCATCACCATCCGCTTCGTCGCTGGCTACGGCACGCGGGTGCAGGACCTGCCGCACTCGCTCCGGCTGGCCCTCCTCGGTCTCATGGGGTCCTTCTACACCAACCGCGATGTGGCTGCCCCGCCGCCGAACTGGGTCGCGGCCACGCTGGACGCCTACAGCGTCATGGCGGCTTGAGATGGCGCTCGCCAGCCAGATGACAGAGCGGATCACCCTCGAGCGCTATGACGACGAGACGGATGCCTATGCCCCCGTGCCCCCCCCCGCGACCGTCTGGGCAGCCGTGGTCCCACTAGGGCAGGAGCAATACCGCTTCGCCATCCGCTGGCGGGCCGATCTTCAGAGCGCGAAGGATGCCGAACCAGCCATGCGCGTGCTGTGGGGAGCGCACATCCTCGACGTCGTCGACGTCACGGAGACGGGACGCGCGGTTGAGGTCCAGATCCTCGCCAAGGGCCGGCAGATCGAATACGAGAACCTCGCCACCGGAGCACGGAGGAAAACGTCATGGCCCTAAACACCTCGATCATCTTCGACTGGTCGGCTGTGCTCACGGCGGCGCGCGACCTCGGGAACGCTTCGATCCCACTCGCCAAGCGCGTCGCTCTCGCGCTCGCCTCGGGGACCGGCGCGAACCAAGCCGACGTCGTCTTCGCCGACACTCGGACCGTGACCACCGGTGCGACCGACAGTCTCGATCTCAATGGAGGCGGTCTCGTCGATGGCCTCGGGGCGGCCTTTGCGCCGGCCAAGATCAAGGCCGTGCTGGTCGTGGCGGCCGGGGCCAATACGACGGTCATCCAGGTTGTCCGCCCAGCCGCGAACGGCGTCCCGCTCTTCCTAGCGGCCAGTGACGGGATCGCACTCCGCCCCGGTGCCGTCTTCGCATGGGCGTCACCGGACGCCACCGGCGTCACGGTCACGGCGGGGACTGGGGATCTCCTCGACATCATCAACGCCGCTGGGGCTTCGGCGATCTACGACATCATCATCGTCGGCACCTCGGCCTAAGGAGGGCCCTCCACGATGGCAAGCTCGGCGGTCATTGCGAACTTCTCGAAGCTGCTCCGCGGCGACAGCGGCTCGCCGGAGGTCTTTACGGAGGTGGCCGAGGTGTACGACATCGCCCTCGGCGCCCCGACGTCGCCGGACATCGACGTCACGAGCTTGGGCTCGACCGCGCGCGAGAAGCGCGGCGGCCTGCCGGACTTCGGGACTGCAACCGTGTCCATGAACTTCCTCCAGGGGAACGCGCAGCAGGAGGCCATGGAAGACGAGGCGGGGCTGAACATCTCCCGGAACTATCGAATCCTCCACCCCAACGGGGTCAACGGCTACCAGGCCGTCCTCATCCTGAAGGCGTGCGGGGTGACCGGGTATCAGGTCGACGGCAAGCTCATCCGAGTGGCCACCTTCGCCGTCTCTGGCAAGCCGACGCGGATTCCGTAATGGGCATCCTAACCGCGGCTGAGATTCTCCAAGCCAAGGACCTGCCGCGCCTGCGGCTCGAGGTCCCCGAGTGGGGCGGCGCGGTGCTCCTCGCCATGCTGCCGGGGACGCTTCGCTGGGCCTATCAGCGCTACATGGCCGAGCTCGAGCCGGACTCGTTCGACCATGTCGCGAATCTGCTCGCGCTCACGCTCGTCAACTCAGAGGGCGACCGACTCTTCACCGACGAGGACGTCAAGGCGCTCAACGAGAAGAGCGCGCCGGTGCTTGTCCGCCTCTTCCGCGCGGCCATCGCGCACAACCGCCTCTCCGACGCGGAGGTGGATGCCGCCAAGGGGGAATCAGAGCCCAGCCGTTCGTCCGCTACTGCCTAACGCTGTCCCGGCGGCTGGGAATGGGGTGCAAGCAGATGCTACGCACGCTGGATAGCGAGGAGCTGACGCTCCAGATGGCGTACGACCTGGTCGAAGCCGAGGACGTGGCGAGCGCTCCCGGGCATGCGACGGCCGCTGTCCCCGCGTTCCCTCCACCGCCCCCGACGTCGCCCGGCCCGCCACGCCCCATGACGGCCGATCGCATCTTCGCCAAGCTCGACCGCTTCTGGTCGCCGAGCGCGTGAGCCCATGGCCGAACTGACCGCGACCATTGAAGTGCGGGGGCTCGACGCGCTCGATGCGATGCTGCGCGCGCTTCCGCAGGAGATCGCTGGGCCGATCCTGCGGGACGCGCTCGCCGCTGCCGGCGAGGTCGTCCGTGCCGCGGCCGCTGCCAATATCCACAGTCGCAGCGGAAAGACGGCGGCAGACCTCCGGGTCCAGGTTCAGGTGCATCCCGAGGACGCGAGCGGTGTCGCGGCGATCGGCGGCACGCGCGCTGGCCCGACGGCCCGCGGCTACGTCCTGCGCTTCCTGGAGTTCGGTGCCCGCGGGAAGCGCCACGGCGGGCGGGGCTGGGACATCAAGGGCGGCACCAGCGACAAGCGGCTCGCGGCGAAGGCGGTCCGGGCCCTGCGTCGGACAGGGCAAGGCGCCGCGGCGGCAGCGCTCCGCCGTGGGCTTCGCACGGGTGATATTACCGCCCGCCGGGCGCTGAAGCTGCCGGGCAACGTGTTCCGTACCGCCGTCCATCACCCCGGGTACGCGGCGCAGAGTCCTCTCACGATCGCGCTCGCGGAATCGGGCAGCCGCGCGCTCGAAGTCTTCAAGACGACGCTGTGGAACCGGCTCGCCGCGGCCGTCGACCGTCGGCGCGTGGCTGGCGGCTGACATGGCCCAGGAGATCGGCGCCCTCATCATTTCGCTCCGGGCCAACAGCGCAGCCTTTCAGGCCGAGATGGACACCGCGCGGAAGGGCCTCGAAGGCGTCGGCGCGGGCGGGATCAAGGCCGGCGCGGGCCTCTCGCACTTCGCGACGATCGCGGTGCGCGAACTCGTCCCGGGGTTGTACGTCAGCACCCGCGAAATGTCGACGCTCATCCGCCTGGCAACGACGGCGACTGGGGTACTCGGCACGCTCGCGCAAGGGGCGCTCATCGCTGGCGCCGCCCTCGTCGGGTACTCGGCTGGTAACGCGATCTCGAACTTCCGCCAGCTCCTCCGGGAGGGCACTGGCTGGAACGAGGCGCTCAAGCAGTCGATCGGCCTGACGAAGAGCTACGAGGCTGCCCAGAAGGAAGCGAACGAGGAGCAGAAGAAGTTCCTGGAGGTGTTGGTCGCGACACGCGCCGCGCACTTGGCGAACGCGAAGACGCTCGCCGAGATCTCCGGCAAGGGGGCCGTCGGGGCCCGCAAGCTGTCCGGCGATGAATCGGGCGCCGTGGCGGCGCAGCTCGAGGCGACGCTCCGTGGTATCGAACTCGAAAAACAGGCGCGGGATGCTGCCCTCGCGGATGCCATCCGATCTGGGAAGATTGCTGCCAACGCGAGGGCGAGCCTCGAACGGGAGAACGTCGCCATCATCCGCGGCCTGCGTGTCAACGCCTACCTCGACGAGGCGCTCGCGCAAAAGAAGCTCCGCGAGGAGGCCGCGGCGGCCCAGTTCAAGACGTGGCAGACGGAGACGGAGTTCCTCACCTCCGAACTACAGAAGCGCGTCCGGCTCCGGCAGGACTTCGACCAGCAGCTCGGCCAGGGCGGGCTCGAGGGCAAGGGGACCGCGGGCGGGCTCGGCGCGGTCGGGAGCCTGCAACGGCAGCTCGAGAAAGAGACGCGCGATCTGGCCGGCGCTCGGCGCTCTGGCCTGCTCTCGGACAAAGAGTACTTCGAGGAGCTCGAGAACATCCAGGCGCGGGCCTTTGCCGTCGCCCAGGATCTCTACGACACCTGGGGCGACTTCCCGGCCGTCATGCGGGCCATCACCCAGGCCGTCGGCCGAATGAATGCGGGCTTTGGCATCCTCGGCGACGTGATGGCCGGGGCCGCGGCCTGGGCTGAGCGCTTCGTCCCGACGACGCAGGAGCTCACCGACGCCCAGGCGGCGCTCACGCAGCAGTTCACGCAGATCCCCGAGGCCGCGGCCGGCGCCGGCGAGGCTGTCCGGAAGCTGGCGAACGAGTACAACGACCTCGCGTGGCAGGTATACGGCGCGACGCAGCAGATCTACCGGGCGACGACGGCCATGCGCACCTTCGAGTCGGTGAGCGACGAATGAGGCCAACCGCGGCGGTGGCGTTCCGTCGGCTCGCCGGGGCGATGGCCAAGGTCGCCGCCGAGGCCACGCGCGCGGGCGAGGCCCTGGCGCAGGCGCGGCGGCAATTCCCGACGCTGAGCGGCAGCCCTGAAGCGGACGCGCAGACGATTGCGACGCACGTCGCGACCCAGCACAGGAGGCTGCCGTCATGAGCAAAAAGATCGCCGCCATGGCCGACCAGGCTGAACGGCTCGCCGCCGCGCTCAACCGCGTGCGGTCCGGCTCGGTCCGGGTCGAGGTCACCGTTAGCCCGCCGAGCGACCGTGCGGCTGCCGAGCGGCGGCAGCGGCTGGAGGACCCGCGGGAAATCGCCGCCCTCAAGCGGCGGCTGGGACTCCCGCAGTAGCGGACGCGGATGCTCATCTTCGCCGCGAACCTGCTCGAAGCGGCCTCGGTCACGCCGGCGCCGGCGAGCGCGGGTGTGCTCGCGCGGCTGACGGATCGGGACATCGCCTCTCAGTACATCGGCACCGTGGGAGCGATCACGATCACGGTGGACCTCGGTGCCTCGCCGGGGCCGGTCTCAGCCTGGGCGCTCCTCCACCATAACCTCACCGGCGTGACCGTCATGCTGACCGGCGACACCTTCTACCCGCCCACCACGGTTCGCGACAGCCTCGACCCGGCAGGGGCCGACCTGCTCCGCACCTTCGCACCCGTGACGGTGCGCTACTGGCAATGGACGATCCCGGCTCTCGCGGGCGCGGCGGCGCCGGCAATCGGTGAGCTGCTGCTCGGCGTCCCCCGCGAGGTGGCGGACGCCCCGAGTCTGCCGACGGGCTGGCCCGCTGTTGTCGGCAATGTCGCCCGCGACCGCTCGCCATCCGGCATCACGTGGGCGACGCGCCGCGGCCCGGCTCGCGCACGCTTGGCGCTCGAGTGGAGTGGGCTACCCGAAGGCGACTTGGAGGCGCTCCTTGCCGCCTATACGGAGGCAGCCGAGGGGGCGCTGCCCCTGCTTCTGCAGGACGCCTCGGGCGTGGTGCGCTGGGTCACCTGGACCGATCCAGAGATCGCCCCCGAGGCGCTCGGCGGCGGGCTCTTCCACGTCCGGAGCACGTTCGAGGAGATCCCGTAATGTCGAACCTGCTCTACAACCAAGGGCTGGAGGAGATGGCCACGGGGGCCGCCGCGCTGGCGACGGCCGACCTCCGGATGCTGCTGCTCAAATCGACCTACTCGCCGGACCGGGATCACCGTTTCGTGGCCGACGTCGTCGCCGGCAGCCAGGAGTTGAGTGTCGGCGGCTACGCCAGGCAGACGCTCGCGGGCAAGACGGTCACGCGCGACGACGCCCTGGACCGTGTCGTCTTCGACGCCGATGATGCGCTCTTCGCGGGCCTCGCCGGTGGCCAGACGATCGGCGGCGCGGTCCTCTTCCGGCACACCGGGAACGACGCGACCGCGCCGGTCCTCGCGTTCTATGATTTGCCGGATACGCCCACAGACGGCTCGAATGTTCCCGTCCAGTTCGCGCCACCGGAGTCGGGCGGCGCGCTCACCTTCGTAGGAGGGTAGGCCCATGACACGCTTCGCCGACCGCGTCAAGGAAACCACGACGACCACAGGGACGGGGACCGTGACCCTCGCCGGGGCCGCCGCGGGCTTTCAAACCTTTCTCGCCGCCCTCGGTGCCGGCCCCGTCTACTATGCCATCGTCCACCAGGCGCTGACCGCCTGGGAGGTCGGAATTGGCACGCTCGCCTCCGGCCCAGATACCCTCGCCCGGACCACGGTCCTCGCCTCGAGCAACGCCGGGGCTGCCGTCAACTTCGCGGCGGGGGTCAAAGACGTCTTCTGCACGGCCCCGGCGGCGGCGTTCGCGGCCAAGCAGCCGGGCTTTCTCTTCACGCCCGAGTCCGCGACCTTCGGCCCGACGAACTTCCCGGAGCTCAAGAAGAAGGTCGGGACGAACTGGGTCGACTACAGCCTGGGCTTCGATACGACGACCGCCGAGACCGCCTACTGGCGCTTCAAGATCCCGACGACGGCCAGCTTCAGCGCGGCGACCATCAAGCTCGTCAGTCGCCAGGCCGCACAGGTATCTGGCACCGTCGGCTGGGCCATCAAGACCAAGGCGCGCGTGGATGGCGATGCCTACGATGTGGCTGGCAATCTGGATACCGTGTCCCCAGGGACCGTCAAAGGCACCGCGGGTATGCTCCTCTTTCAGAGCCAGGCCCTCACCGTGACGGGCTGGGTGCCGGGCGCGGAAGTGTTTCTCCTGATCCAGCGCGACGTCGCGGCCGACACCTGTACGGAAGACGCGGAGCTGCTGACCGCCGCGATCGAGTTGTCCTGATGGCGCTCCGCTTCAACGGGAGCAGCCACAAGCTCGACTACGGCGTCCCTACGGGCTACCGCGGGGCGAGTGTGTTTTCGCTCGCCTTCTGGCTCCGGGTCGGGACGCTCACAGCGAACCGGCCCCTGATCTCCTTCGGCGACAGTACGGACGCGGCGGCCGATGTGACGTTCGAGTGCCGGTTGCATCCGACGAACGAGACGAGGCTCGAATGCAACATCGGGGATGGCAACCAGGGCCGCACCCCGGCGGACACGCTCGCTAACGGTGTGTGGAGTCACGCCGTCTGGATCTTCGATGGCGCCGGCGCGGGGAACGCCCAGCGGCTGCGCTGTTACGTCAACGGCCTGGGTGTGAACCTCTCCTTCAACGGCACGATTCCAACGACGGCAGGCTCCACGGCGGGGAAGCTCTGGTTTGGCTTCTCGCACTACACCGGGCTGTTCTGCCCCGCCGATACGGACATCGCCCATTTCCAGGGCTACCCCGGCCTCGCCCTGGATCGCCAGCAGGCCTTGGCCCTGTTCGCCGCCTCCCGGCCGATCGTCGCCGGCGCCGCGGTTGTCGGCCCATGGCTGCCGTTCGACGATGCCGGACTCGGCACGGACTACTCCGGCAACGCCTACACCCCGACCTTCGTTGGCAGCCCGGCCCAGGTCTCGGGGCCCCCGGTCAGCGGCGGGGCGGCGTGCGCACCCGTCATCTAAGCATCCAGCGCGGGGGGCTCAGCCATGCTGCTCGGCGGTAGTGCGCTCTCGGTCGAGCCGCTTGCCGCCTGTCCCAGTTCCGTCGTCACGCTGACGGCCCTCCTCGCCCGGATCACCGCGCCCGAGGCCACGATCACCGTGGTTACGGCGCCGCCAACCGGCGGCTTCCTCGGCTTCGGGTCGCTCGGGGCCGTGGCCCTCGACGAGCTGCCGGGCGAGGGCGTGCCGGTGCCCCCCCCGCCGCCAGGCACCCAACGCGGCGTGCCCTGGACGACCTATCTCGCGCTGCTCGAATGCTTGCAGCCGACCCTCCTGACGCTGCGGCTCTCTGATCGGTTCCTGCCCGCCAGCGTGACGGGTGATGATTGGCTCGGGCTCGTGACGGGATGGGGCGCCCTGGAGGAGAGCAGCGACGGCGCGCCCGGCAGCGCCGAACTCGTGCTTTGTAACACGCGGCCAGTAGCTGGGCGCGCACGATTCTCGGACCTGGTGAAGACCCCGCTCAACGTGACCGGCGCCTATGAGTTCATCGGGGCGAGCGTGACGTTCTTCCGGCTCGACGCGGGGACGACGACCCCAACTCGTATCGGGGTCCTCTCCGTCGAGGACACGAGCGAAGACGACGATCGCTTCTTCCGCCTGCGCCTGCGCGATCCCAGCCTGCGGCTCGAGCAGCAGGTGGGTTTGACGCGGATCACCCGCGCCGCCTTCCCGTCCTGCCCCAAGGATCTCGTCGGGATGCCGATCCCGCGCCCCTTCGGCACCCTGATCGGTATCCCGGCGATCCCGCTCGTCGCCGGGACTCTCGGCCGGCTGGTCGGCGACGTGGCCGCCGACGCGACCTCGCTCACCGTCGTCGGCGCCGATGGCGCGGACCTCGACGCCACCGACCTCGCATCTGGTCTAATCATACTGGGCCAGGAGGAAGTGAGCTTCACCGGCCGCGCCGGTAACGTCCTCTCGGGCTGCACTCGCGGGGCGAATGGCACCGTGGCCGACGCGCATCAGGATGGGGCAGCCGTGCTCGAGTTGCTGACGACCTACGTCTACGCGGTCGGCGAGCACGGCGGCGGCTTCCCTATCAGCGCTGTCACGAATGTGCTGACGGAGGGGCGGCTCAGCGACACGCCGACGGTGACACTTGACCACGTCGTCGGCGACCGGCACCTGGCGACGATCTCCATCCCGCGCTCGATCATCGTGCCCCTCCAGCCCGTTGCGGCGGGGCCTGTCGCCGTCTCGGTCTCCTCCTTCGACTCGGGCACCTTCAGCGGGTCCCAGGGCGGCTCAGCGACACGCACGGTCGCCGTCCCGGCTGTGTGCGCCTCGGCCACGACGACACAGCGCACGCTCGGCATCTCGGCCGAGCGGTCCGGGAACCTGGTCGGCTTCGTGGAGTTCCACGTGTACCGGCGTCTCACGGGCGAGGCGAGCCCTGGGACGCTGATGTTCGAGCACTACTACGGCTCCTTCGTGGGCGGCGTCATCGGTGTGCAGGGTCACATCATGACGTGGGAGTCGGCGGCCGACGAGATCATCACGATCAACTGGGGCGGCTCGCAGACGAATGACGCCCGGCTGACCATGAGCTTCGCGTATACGGTCAGCGTCCCGAGCGGCGGGTTTCCCGATCGCCCCGGCGGCCCACATGCCTCGGCCGTCGATGCGGCGCTCGGCTCCGTCACGTGTGATGTCGTGGGGATCGAGGACGATGCCGCCGGGACCCTCACCGGCACCCCAGAGACGCTCCTGGAGAACCCGGCCGACATCACACGCTACCTCCTGACCATGCTCTACCCGGCCACCGCCCTCACGTTCGGCGCGAGCTGGGCCGTCTCGCGCGCCATCCTCGCCACCGGGGGCCAGCGCTGGGCGCTCCTCTTCGGGGCCGAGGGGCCAGTCGCACTCAGCGATTTCCGCACGCTCGTGGCGCGCCAGGCTCCGGGCGCGCTCTACGTTGAGGCGGGGGCCTGGGAGTTCCGCGTCGTGGAGGACCCCGTCATCGTGCGGGTGCTCGCCTACGGGGACGATCTCTGGGACGGGCGCCCGGCGATCGCGACGCGGACGCCGGCGACTGGCGTCTTTACCTCCGTCCTCGCGCAAGCCGGCCGCGATTATCAGGCCGGCGCGTACCGGCTGCTCGCGACCGCCGAGGTCCCCGGGGTGGTCCCCGTGCAGCAGATCCTCGAGTTGCCGTGGATTCAGGACGCGGCCTACGCCCAGGCCTTTGCCGCCTACTGGCTCACCGTCTGGCAGCGCCCGCGCTGGGAGATCGAGCTGGTCGGCTGGGAGAACCTCCTCGGCCTGCGCCTGGGCGACCACATCGCGATCGAGGACCATCCGATCCTCGCGGGCCACGGCGGGACGTCGCTCGCCTTTCGGATTACGGAGCGCGGCTACCTGCTCAGCGACGACAACCCCGCGCGCATCCGCCTGCGCGCGATGGAGGGGAATCTCTGATGCCACCAGGCCGCCGCACCGACGACCCACACGACTTCGACGCCCGGCTGTTCCGTGCCGACGAGAACACAGTGCGTATCGGCTACAAAGAAGCGAGCCTGTCCGTCAAGGGGATCGGCGGCTTGATCGTTGCCGCGGTCCTGACACTCGGCGGCATCACGTTCTACTCCGGCTGGCAAACGCAGCGAGCGGTGGAGGCGGGAAGTGCGCGCACGGAAAAGGCCGTGGAAAAGATCGGGCAGAGCATGGTGGCCATTCAACTCATTACGCAGACCGAACACGGTACGCTCGAGCGCGCCCAGGACCGCAACTCGTGCATTCTCACGATGAGTCCCGAGCGCCGTGACCGATTCCGCGACAAGTACCAAGCGGGCGCGTTCAAGCAGGAATGCCCGTGGGTGAGCGAGTGACCAGTGCCGCCGATCATCAAGTGCCCGCGATGCGGCGAGGTGCGCGCCTACTTCGATCACGTCGCGCTGTGCTGGCGGTGCCCGTGCGGATGGAGGGATCGCTAAATGGATGAGAGCAAGGTCGGCAAGTTCGATCAACTCGTGCGGCCCATGGTGACGCTGTCGCTGACCGGGGCGTTCATCTATGGGTTCCTGACTAATCGGATTGACGCCCAGAACTTCGTCCCGGTGGTCATCATGGCCATCGGGTTCTGGTTCGGGGCGCGCGGGCACGCCGCGCCGAGCGCCTCGACCACGAAGACCACGGAAACCGATCCCAGCGGGGCCAAGCGCGAAGTCACCTCGACAGCGCCCCCCGGCGCGGCAGCGCCCCCTGCCGATCCCCCGAAAGGAGTCATCTCATGATGCGCCTGCTCGTGCTTGTGCTGACCCTCGGCCTCGCGGCCGGCTGCTCCCTCGCCCCGTCTGACAAGGTGCTCGAGCAGCTCGGGCAGAGCGAGCGGTCCTGGTGCCTCTCGCTGTCCTCGGTCTACGGCACGCTCCGCATGGGCGGGACGGGCGTGCAGGGCGGAACGATGACGTGCACGCAGGAAGGCCTGACGGTCTCGGATACGGCCTCGAAGATCGGCGTGCCGATTCTCGTGGTGCCGCAGATCTCGGTGGGCGCCCCCGTCACGAAATAGCCGGGCGGCTAGGAGGAGACACCTAGCCTTCGGTCTCCAGCTTCTTGAGCCGCTGCGCTTCGGCGAGAATTGTGTCGATGCGCTTCCGCTCCTTGGTGTCCTCGGCGAGCGCGAGGACAGTTCTCCGCATGTACTTGTAGTCGCCCACCATCGCCGTGAAGTCGAGGAACTGGCAGTGGTGGAGTGGGACGGCGGGCCTTCCGCTTCGCGGTTCGTCGTCTCTCAGTCCTGCCGCTACTTCAAGATCAAATAGGCGATCCGCTGGCGGCAACCGTTTGCCTCTGCGGAGCCATGTCTGAAGAGTGCGCGCCTTCCATCCCGCGGCTCCGGCAAGCGGCGCGATCCATTGCGGACCCCATCGCCGCCGCCCCGCTTCCGCGAGGTCGCCCCGCAACTCCGCGATAGTACGGCTGTAATTCAACTGAATAATTCCGCTTGACAGAATTGATTCAACTGAAGTAACCTCCGTGTCCATGGAACGTTCAACTGAATATCTCGCAACGCCAGCCAGAGTCAAGCCCGGTCTTCGGCGCATCCACTACACCCAGTTGGCCGCCGCGCGCGCCATCGGCCAGAGCCCGGCGCTCGTGAGCATGGTCCTGCGCGGCCGGGTGAAGTCACAACGCTGCCTGGACAAGCTCGCCGCGCTCATCGCGAGCGTGGAGAACGGAGTGACCCCATGAACACCCACCCCGAAGAGCAGCCGAGCGCGGATGTCGTTGTGGCGATCCTCGTCGCCCTGGTCGTCGGCCTGATCTGCTACGGCGTGTTCCTGCTGTCCACTGAGTAAGGAGGCCCATCATGGCCGTTGATACCGCAGAAGTCAGCTTTGCCGATCTGGAGAAGGCAGCGACCGAGCACCTGAAGATGCTGGCTCGGATGATCCGCTTGGAACTGCTCCGGCGCAAGAGCAGCGGGAAGTAGCCATGCCCCCCCGCGAGCACACGGACCCGAAGGCGCTGGACCGACTCTTCCACCTCGAAACCGTCGTGCCGTCGACCTCCTGGGTTCGCCGGGCGGCGGCGGCCGTCTGGCGCTTCGTCACCGTGGACCTCTGGCGGGCTCCGCTGGACCCCCCGAGCGAGGATAGCGCCGTGCTCCGCCGCATCCGGATTCACGAGTGGGCGACCGGCGGAGCGCGGAGGTTGCGGAAGCTCGACCGCGACGAGGCGGCCGAGGTCCTCGCGGTCACGGCGATGCTGCTGGGCTTCGAGGAGTCGCGCGTGCTGACGCGACGCCAGCGGGTGCGGTGATGGGTAGCGCGATCCTGCTGGCGATGATCGGGGCGCTCCTCGTGACGGCACTCCGGCGGGCGATCCGATGACCTGCCGGGCGGGGACCGGCTTTGTCTTCCACAGCCCGGATTTGAGCGTTTGCATCGGCGGGTACACGTTCTGCCTGCGCTGTCGGGGCGTGATCTCACTCGATGAGTACACGGCCGAGCAGTGTCCGGGCAGTCCGACCACCTCGCCCGATCCCGCGCCCGCCTACCCATTCCGCGGCGTCCCCTGCGCGCGCTGCGGCGACCCGGTGCTCGTTGACCCGCGGCACCGGGCGACCGTGGACCTGTTCGGGACGACGTGCGCGGCGTGCTTCAGCGGCATGGAGATCGACACGTTATGAGGGTCTACGCCGCTCAAGACCCGCTCGAAAGGTTCTGGGCCAAGGTGGAACCAGAACCGAATAGCGGCTGCTGGCTGTGGGTCGGCGGCTGCAACCGGGAGGGCTACGGTCTGATCAACCTTGGCCGACGCGGACTCGGCGTGATGCTCGCTCATCGGTTTAGCTTCGAGCGGTTTCGCGGACCGTTGCCGATTTGGCCTGCTGGCGCCCTCGATCATCGTTGCCGGGTCCGCTGCTGCGTGAACCCGGAGCACCTCCAAGTCGTGACGCAAGCCGAGAATTGGAGACGCGGCGACAGCCCAAACGCTCTGGCGAAAAGGACCGGCGCCTGCAAGCGCGGTCATGTCGCTACGCCCGCGAATATCCAGGTCCGCCCGAACGGTTACCGCTACTGCCGAGTGTGCGAGCGAATCAACCTTCAAAGGAGAACCGCAAATGGCTGAGACCGAAACGCCCCCGATCACGATTGAAGAATCCCTCACGCCTCTTCGGGGCCATGGAAGTTCAATGCTCGATCGTTGGGTGCAAACTGACCCGAAGGCGGCAATAGAGCGCGTGGAGACGATGGTCATGGTGCTGGAGAAGCTGAGGATCGCCAGCATTCGCGCAACATATCCGAGTGACTGGATAATTCACAGCACGGTCAGTCGCGACGGCGTGATCCTCAAGCAGGTCGGCTACCTCCAGGACTCCGGCGCGGAGCGGGCGGGGAAGGTCTGGGGCATCGAAGTCGGCAATCCGGCCATCGAGCGCGAGGACTTCCCGGACCTGACCTTCAGCTACCACATGATCGCGGAGGCCTGGTCGAAGGTCACGGGCGAGCGCCTCGACTATGCCGAGGGGTCGCGCTGGAGCGGGGACAAGTTCTTCGAGCGGCAGGTCAAGGACGATGGGGACCGCGTCGACCCGACCGACGTGCGCAAGGCCGCCTATGCCAACCTCCACGGCCGCGCGGTCCGCGCGCTCTCTGGGCTGAACGGCGTGCCGCTGGAGACGCTCCGGCAGGCGGGCGTGGACATCAGCAAGGTAGTGCACGTCAACTATCAGCCTGGCGAGAAGAGCAGCGCCAGCACCGGGGCCGCCGCGGTGGGCTCGGCCGAGGCCATCGTCGGCTTCGGGAACAGCAAGGGCAAGGCCGTCTCCGAGCTGGAGACCAAGGACCTCGAGTGGTATCTCAAGGCCTACACCGAGAACGTCGCGGACGCCGCCAAGGCGAAGTTCCAGAAGGCCAACCAGCGGGTGCTAGATGCCCTCCTGGCCGAAAAGGAACGCCGTGCGCAGTCGGCGGCGCATGAGGCGGAGACCGGGACGAAGGCCGCGGCGCCGGCGCCTGCTCCAGCCACCGCCACGATGGAAGACGGCACCGCGCGCGGCAAGCTGATCGGCGACATGTGGACCCGCCTCACGGATGCGGCCGGACGCGAGGCCATCCCGCTGCTCCAGGAGCTGACGAAGGACTACCTCCAGCGCGAGACCGGGAAGCTGTCGGAGCTGACTGACGACGAGCTCAAGAAGCTCGCCCAGATCCCGGAGTCGGCGCTGGCGTCCGTGGCCAAGACGCTCGCGGGGAGGAAGTAGGCCATGGCGACCCCTACAGCGCTTGTGCAGCTCGATCAGGACGCCATCGTCCTCAACTGGAGGGAGAAGGCCAGGACGTACAGGGATGAAGCGGGCAAGCTGACCGTCGATAGCGACGAGACGGATACGGCGGCCACAGCCATGCTGGGCATCGGGTCCGCCATCCAGAAGGCCGCCGAGACGAAGCGGACGGCTCTGGTGAAACCGCTGAACGACGAGGTGAAGGCGATCAACGACTTCTTCAAGCGCGAGCTCGCGCCCTTCGTTGATGCCCGCCCCGGTCTGGAGCAGAAGTCCCTCGCCTGGCGGCGGAAGAAGGCGGCGCTCAAGGCCGAGGCCGATGCCCGAGCCGAGCGCGAGCGACTCGCGGCGGAAGCGCTCGCCGCTGAGGCTGTGAAGGCCGAACAAGCAGGGCAGACGGCCATCGCCGAAAAGCTCCTGGACAAGGCCGTCGAGAGCGAGGGCAATGCCGCGGCCGCGGTGGCGGTGGCCGCGCAGCCGATCCGGAACACGGTCGTTACGTCCATGGGGGCGAGCACCATCAAGCGGACCTGGACGTTCAAGGTGCTCGACCTCGCACAGATCCCGAGCCAGTACCTGGTCCTCGATGACAAGGCCGTGCGCGAGGCGATCCGTCAGGGCGTCCGCGAGATCGCCGGGCTCGAAATCTTCCAGGACGAATCCCTGAGCGTTCGAGCATGAGCGCGCAAGTCCAGGCAGGCGCCGTCACAGCCGACGAAGCGCTCACGGCCGAAGGGTTCGACTGGGCGCTGCGCACGGTGCTGGACAAGGAAATCTCGATCTACCCGGCGCGCGCCTGGTATCCGTCCTCGCTCGGGCATCCGTGCGACCGCTTCCTCGTCTGGAACTTCACGCGCTGGCAGGACAAGGCGCGCCACGACGCGGTCCTCCAAAGCATCTTCGACGAGGGCCGCGAGCACCAGCCCCTCATCTACAAGCGGCTGGAGCAGATGGGCTTCGCCATCATCCGGGAGAGCGACCGGCCGACCCAGTACAAGCTGAAGGATGGCGCGGTCATCTCCGGCCGCCCCGATGGCCGGCTCGCCGCCTTCAAGGGCCAAGCGTACAAGCCGACGCCGATCCTCGAAGCCAAGACGATGTCGAGCTTCCAATGGGACAAGACGCACACCGTCGAGGATCTGAAATCCTCGCCGTATCCCTGGACCCGCAGCTACTACGCTCAGGGGCATCTCTATTGCTTCCTGGAGAACACCCCACTCGGCCTCTTCGTCCTCAAGAACAAGACGACGGGGATGCTGAAAGGCCTGCCCTACGAGTTGGACTTCGCGTTTGCCGAGTCCCTGCTGACTCGCGTCGAGCGGCGGCTCGCCCCGATGGTGGCCCAGGGCGTGGACCCGGACCCGATCCCGTTCGACCCGATCGTCTGTGGGGGCTGTGCCTTCGAGGCGCAGTGCTACCCGCCGCGGGACTTCGGCCCCGGGACGCAGGTGCTCGAGGACCCGGCGCTGGTCGAGCAGCTCGAAGTGCGCGAACGGTTGAAGCCTGCCTCGGACGAATACCAGGAGCTCGACAGGACCGTCAAGGCGATCCTGAAACGCAACGGCATCAAGATGGCGATCGCCGGGCCCTTCCAGATCGAGCTGACGGAGCGCGGCGTGAAGGAGTACACGGTGCCCGCCCGCACGGACCTCGTCGTCTCGATCAAGCGGACGGGGTAAATGCTAGACGTGGGCCGGGGAAGAGCAAGGGGGCGAGCGGCCTCCCGGTTCCAAGCCGCGCCGGTTCCCGGCCGCCGGGGCATTGCGCCCCGGTCTCTTTTGCCGGCGCGGCACCCGCTCAACCCATGCTGAGCGTCCCGACCCTCGCGGAAGTCGCCCAGGACCGCGCCCGGCTCGACGGCCTGCCGTTCGGCGCGCTGTGGCCGCTGCTCCTCCAAGCCCAGGGGCTTCAGACGGCAATCGCCTGCGCGATGGCGCCGGCCATGCAGCGGGCCGTGACCGCGCAGGGCGTCACCGAGGACCGCCTGCTCACGATCGCGGAGGCGGCCGAGCGGTTGCACATCCACCCCGCGACGATGAAGCGCAAGCTCCGTGAACTGCCCTACAATGCCGCCGCCGTGGTGCTGGCCCGGAACTGTGTCCGGGTCAATGCTGAACGGCTCGACGAGATTCTTCGTGGCGGCGGGCTGCGCGCCCGCAGGAAGGCGGTCTCGGCATGAGGCAGCAGGGGACGATCTACGCGCGGGGGGATTCGTTGTGGGTGTACTACTACGCGAGAGGGGATCGGCGGAAGTCCGTCGCGAAGCTCCTCGGGAAGGACCCCGGCCGCGTGACGTGGACGGAAGCCACGGACGCGCTGACCCGGTGCCTGAAGGACAAGGCCAAGCACGCGGCGCTGGGTACGCTGCTCCCTCCGCGGGATGAGAAGCTGACCGTGGCGACGCTGCTCGCCGAGTACCACGCGCATCGCACCGTACAGGGGATCAAGCGGCCCGTCGCCTTCGCGCAGGACATCAAGCAACTCACGACCTGGTGGGGGCATCTCTGTGCCGCGAGGCTGACGACGGAAGCGCTCGAGGCGGAGGTCCAGGGGAAGCTCGGCGCCGGGTTCGCGCGTGGGACGATCAAGATGCGCCTGGGCGGGCTCTACGCCGCGCTCCGCTGGGCGCGGGCGCGCCTGCCGAGGATCCCCGAGGCGCCGAAGGTCACCGTGCCCCCGACACCGCGGGCGTCCTGGACGGCGGAGGAAGTCGCGCGACTCTGTGCGGAGGCCAGGCCCTGGCTGGCTGCCGTCGCCCGCTTCGGCTACCTGACCGGCTGGCGGATCTCGGAGTGCCTCGGGCTCACGTGGGACCGGGTTGACCTTCGGCGCGAACTCCTGTTCCTTGACGACACCAAGAGCGGGGATCCCCGAGTGCGGCCGATTGAACCCGCTCTCGCGGCAGTCCTCCGGGGCCGCCTTGAGTGTCGGCAGCTCAACTCGGCGCTGGTGTTCCACGTGGACGGGATGCCGATCGGCGGGGATCGGTTCTACATGGCGTGGGGGCAGGCGCTGCAGAAGGCCAAGCTCGACCGGCGCCGCTTCCACTCGTTCCGCGGCAACGCCTACGACCAGCTCCTCCTGAACGGGGTCAACCTGCTCGACTGCATGGACCTGATCGGCCACAGATCCCTGTCCTCGGCCCGACGCTACGCCCGGCCGAGCGTGGACCGGATGCGCGCGGCGCTCGAGCGGCGGGACGCCGCTGCCCCACACACGGGCTACACAGCACCCGCCACCATCGTGCCGTTCTCTCGCTGAATCAGGGGGTTCCCGTGGGCTTGCGGCGTTGTGGGCTAGATCATTTCGGGGGCCGGTTGCCGCTCCGCGCCGCACCGCTCTGTCGTAACATCGCGCCCTTGACGCCTCCGTCGTCGTGCTCCTCGGCACACGGCGGAGCGCGTCGGGGCGTGCCCGACCCACACAGTTCCGTCGCAACATCCTGGACACCAGCCGGGCGCCCGTGACCCCCTCCGATCCAGGCACCGTGCGGGGCAGGGTGTGCCCCAGGGACGGCTTTGCCTGGGTCCTCGACGTCGAGACCGCCCGGAAGGCGATCGAGGCTGGCTGGCCCGCTGTGCGCCTCTGGCGCTGTCGCAACGGGCACTCGGTACGCGAGTGGCCGGCCGAGCGTCCCCGCGGCTGGACGGGCCGCCTGAAGCCCTGCGCGGTCTGCGGTCGGATGCTGCCGAAGGCCAACGCGAAATACTGCCCGGGGGCCTGCGCGACCTTCGCCAATCGGGCGAATTGGCGCTGGCATCAGCGCTACCCGTTCAAGCCGTACATCCTCGAAGCCCAGCCCTGGTACGTCGGCCCGCTCTATCACCGAGCACCCCTCCCGCCCCTCGACCCGCTGGCCGGGCGGATGCCGCGCTGCTGGGCGGACGGGTGGTTGCGCGTGCATGGGCTCGGGCTGGGAGAGAGCGCGGCATGACGGTCCTCTGCCCAAAGACCGCGTGCGACGTGCAGGAGTTCGAGAACCCCAGCGCGCTCGCGGCCCACCTGATCGACGCGCACCTGATGAGCGGGCTGGCCGCCCTCACGCTCGCCCGGCAGACGGCTGGGGAAGTGCGCGCGGCTGCCGCTGTCCACCCTAATTCTGCGAAGGAGACCCCGATGGCGAAGAACGAGGATCGAACGGGTGAATGCCCGGAGTGTCACCGGCTCCGGCACGGCAAGGACTGCTCCCAGCATTTCCGCCGCAAAAAGCAGGCGCCGCCAGCTGCCGCCGCGAAGAAGCGCAAGCCGATCACGCGGCGGCATCCGCTGCCGCCGAAGCGGAAGGCGGGCGCAGCCACGGGCGCGCGTCCCGTTGATCGCGCCGCCGAGGTCGCCGCCGTGCTCGCGGTCCACGAGGCGCTCGAATCGTTCGCGCCCGACGCTCAGCGCCGACTCCTCCGGTGCGTCTGCGTGCTGCTCTCGCTTGATCTCACCACACTCGCCCCCTGAAAGGAGCCCCATGAAAGCGAAGAACAAGAAACCCATGCCCGGCATCGACAAAGACCTCGCCCAGCCGCCGCTCATCCCCATGAGCGACGTGGAGTTGAAAGCGGCGGGCAAGCAGCTCGCGCAGAAGGTCCGCGAGCTGGAGGACATGAAGCGGGAGCACGCCGCAGAGGCGAAGGAGCGAAGCGAGGACCGCGCGGGGCTCCAAGCTGAGGTCTCCGCCATCGCCTCGACGATCCGGCAGCACGGGCGGTAGATGAATCTGTTGGCGCAATGTCCTCGTTGCCGTCGTGCCGCGGTCCTGATAACTCGCGGGCTGTGCAGCCCATGCTATCGGGTGGTGGTACGAGCGGAGAAGGGCGGCTATTGCCCGCTCAGCAGGGCTCTGCGGCCTGCGAAACGGATGCTGCGCTGCCATTGCTGTGGGCGCGACTACCTGTCTTATGACACGAAAGCCCGCGAGAAAACCTTCTGCTCACGGGCCTGCCAGGTCGCCTTACGTTCTCACGCGCTCAATCCCAATTGGAGAGGTGGCCCCAGCGTACTCGCCTGTCGGCGCTGTCATAAGCAGTTCGCCGTGTTCGGCGCGGCCGCCCGTAACGGTCGGGCCGCCTACTGCTCGCGCCGGTGCAAAGTCGCTGCTCAGACCGTCTACCCGTCAGCCGCAGTTCGGCATCGAGAGGCCGGCCGCCGACGTGAAGCACGCGAACGAGCGGGCAAGTCACTCGGCCACCATTCTCGTGCGGAGTGGCTGGCCCTACTTGAGGCGGTTGGCCATCGGTGCGTGCGGTGTGGACGCAAGGACCGCTTGACCAGGGATCACGTCATTCCGCTCTCGAAGGGCGGAGACGATCGCATTGAAAACATCCAGCCACTCTGTCATTGGTGCAACGCCAGGAAAGGAGCCCGTGTCGCATGACAAATATACTCGCCCTTGATCTGGCCACCCGCTCCGGCTGGGCACTCCTCGAAGCCGGGCGCATCGAAAGCGGCATCGAGACGTTCGACGTGAAACGCGGCGAGTCGCCGGGGATGCGGTACGTTCGCTTCAACCGCTGGCTGGATGAGTTCGTACTCCATTCGAGTACCGCGCTGCCGCGCGTCGAGTTGATCGTCTTCGAGCAGGCCCATCAACGCGGCGGGGCGGCGACCGAAGTCGCGGCGGGCTTCTCCACGCGCGTCCTGGAGTTCTGCGCGGAGCACGGGATCGAGCACGCCTCTGTGCACACGGCGTCGTTGAAAAAATGGACCACCGGCAAGGGCAACGCCGACAAGGCCGCGATGCTCGAAGCCGTCTCGCGTCGCTGGAAGCGGGTCGATACGGATGACGAGGCAGACGCCGTAGCATTGCTTTATTACTCTCTCGCTGAGCTCGTACCGAGTGGCCGATGAAGGCCTGCGAGTGCGGTTGCGGCAATCCTGCACCGCTGGCGACCAGGACCCGGCATGGCGTCCGGCGAGGAGATCCTCAGCGGTTCATCCTCGGACACGTCCAGCGCGGCAAGAGGCTGCCGCCGCGCAGTACGGGGCCCTACATCGAGCCGCGCCGCGGGCACGTCAGACTCTACCTGCCCGAGCACGCGAACGCCAACCGGAGCGGGTGCGTCTACGAACACACGGTCATCGCGGCACGCGCGCTCGGGAAACGAGTTCCCGTGGGGGTCGTCGTCCACCACGTGGACTACAACGGTGGGAACAATACGCCGCGTAATCTGGTGATCTGCCAGGACCAGGGCTATCACCTGCTGCTCCATCACCGCACCGACGCCTTCCGCGCCACCGGCAACGCGAACATGCGCAAGTGCGGCTACTGTCATCAATGGAATCTGCCTGGCGCCGAAGGATTCTACAGCACCGAAGGGCGCTCTTATCACCGAGCATGCCTGAGGGTCTATCGCGCCAAGAAGTACGCCCTGGCCGAGCTCGTGCCGGCCGTCCCCTCCCCGATCCTCGCATGAGCCCGCCCCGGCGCCCCGATCCCGACCCGGCGAGCCTCGTGCGCGTCACCAACGCGGCGGGCGAGCTGATCGCGACGATCGATCCGCTGACGCGCCAGCGGCGAACCGTCGCGGGGCGGCTCGAAGCGACGCTGACCCCGCAAGGCTGGAACCTACCGACGGACTCCATCATCTCGTGGCCCGGCTCAGGCTCGCCGCCGCGCGAGATCGTGGAACCAATCGAGCGCACCCGCTGGGGGAAGATCCGAAACCGCGAGGAAGGTCGCATCGGCCGGGGTGTCGGGGGCGGGCGGCCGAGGAAGGTGCGCACACGATGATCGATGCCCACTACCTCGCCCGCCTCCTCCTCGCCCTGGCGGCCATCTGCCTCTTGGCGCTGACCCTGTATCCCGACGCCGGGTGCCGAGGGTGCGGGGCGGATGTGGTCCGGGATCGCGTGTTCCTGGGGGTGGGGCGGTGACGCCCTACTACCACGACCAGGAGGGCACATGAAGATTGAGATTCGGAGTCGGTTCGATGGGTCGGTGCTGTTCACCACCGAGGCTACGAGCCTCCAGGCGGCCGTCACAGTGGCCGTCAAGGCGCGGGCGAATCTCGCGGGGGCGTATCTCGCGCGGGCGTATCTCGCGGGGGCGAATCTCGCGGGGGCGAATCTCGCGCGGGCGGATCTCGCGGGGGCGAATCTCGCGGGGGCGAATCTCGCGCGGGCGGATCTCACGGGGGCGTATCTCGCGCGGGCGTATCTCGCGGGGGCGGATCTCGCGCGGGCGAATCTCGCGGGGGCGTATCTCGCGCGGGCGGATCTCGCGGGGGCGGATCTCGCGGGGGCGGATCTCGCGGGGGCGGATCTCGCGGGGGCGTATCTCGCGGGGGCGAATCTCGCGCGGGCGAAGATACACGGCGAACTCACACTCAAGGCCGTGCTCCAAATCGGTCTCGTGGATGGCTGGCCGGTGTTGGTGTTCTCCACCGACGCCGGAGTGCGCCTCCGTGTCGGGTGCCACCTCTTCACCCTCGACGAGGCCGAGGCATACTGGCGCGACAAGCCGGACCGGACGGCGCTGCACTACCTCGCCGCCGAGGGCTGGAAGGCGATCGTGAAGATGGCGGGCTGGGAATGATGCCCACGCGGGGGAGGGGGAGGATGATGGAACACGTCTGGGTCGTCGAGGTCTCGTGGGAGGTGCGGGGACGGTTCGGACCGTGGCGTCCAGTCGTCGGGATCGGGCTCGACAGGACGCAGGGCAGACAGAGAATGCGCGAGTGGAAGCAGCGGAATCCGCACGACCGTTTTCGGCTCCGTAAATACGCGAGGACGGGGTGGGTATGACCGACGCGGGGCGGGGGGAGCGGCGATGACCGAGCAAGCAGTGGCGTTGGAGCGGTTGGTAGAAGGTGTGAAAGAATTACTGGCGACAGACTGGGGCCTTCCGCATCACATCGAAACCGGACTTGAGGCGCTCCTGTTAGCAGTCGAACATAGCGCCGTCGAGCAGGCCGCGCCGGAGGAGGAGCGTCGCTTCCCGAACGAGCACGATGCGGCACTTCGCCTCACACATGATGCTATGTGTGAAGCTGGACAGAAGGATGGGGAAACGTTCTGCGTCTCTGGCTGCGCGTGTGGCGAACGAAGTCTGCGTGACGCCCGCGCGGCGATCCGGGAGGCGGCGCGGATCATCGCGGATCGTACGGAGCTAATGGGGGAGACGGCGGACGACCCGCTGCCCGATGTCAAAGCCTGGCTCGCCCTCCCGGCGGTGCAGGTGGCGAGAGAGGAGAAGCGGTGAAGACCGCAGGCGGGCTCGTGCTCGGTTTCCTCCTTGGCCTCGCCGTGCGCTGGTACGACTTGGTGGCCCTCTGGGCGTGGGCGGGGACGCCATGACCACCCCCAGCGCGGCGGCGGTGGCGAAGGCTAAAGAACTCCATCCCACATGGTATGGCAGCGACAAGTCCCTCTATGATTACGCCCTCGCCCTCGACGCCTACGCCAGAGAGCACGCACACTGGCGCTGCGACCTCTGCCACTGCTGCGGTGAGAAACGACACGATGGTGGCGACCCGTGCGTGTCGTGTGATTCCACCGCCCGAGAGCACACCCAGACACTCCAGTACCAGATCGACGAGCTACGCCTACAACTCCAGGCCGCCCAGCAGGATGCGCGGCAGGCCCGCGAGCGGGAAGCGGCGGTGTGGGAGGAGGCGGCGCGGATCGTCGATGGATTCGTCGAGCCGATGACACATGATGTTGCTGTGGATACGGGACGAATGTGGCGGAGTGGCCAAGCATTGAACATAGCGAAGGCTCTTCGCGACCGCGCCGCTGCGGAGAGGAGGACGGGAGAATGAAGAAGAAGATGGATCAAGACCTGAAATGCCTCAAGAAAGCCATCGAGTGGATTGAGAAATCTACGCGCCCGGAGATGAAACTGGCGACCGCTGAGTTTATCTTTGATCGGTACGTGCGGCACCCCTCCACGTCATGACCGAAAGGAGACCCCATGAGCGACTGGCACGGCATTTATGTTACGAGACAATGGATGGAGAGCGAGTTTCTCCGTAGCCGCATTGACGATCCCCCTGTTGGCAAAGAACCCGACTGGCTGACAGGACTCGTGCTCCGCGCCCGATGGAGTGACCTGGAACCCGCCGGCCCGGTCTCAGGTGGGTATCCGGTGCTCACCGAGGCGCTCGAATGGGCGCGAAGTGCAGGCCGTCCCTTCGCCATCCAGATCGGTTGCGTTGGGTCGGTCACGCACAGCCCAGCGGAGATCCCCGCGTGGGTCGCCGACAGCGTGCAGACGGTGCAGCGACTCGGCCGCCGGCCGTACCTCGTGCCGTGGGACCCCGACCTACGCGAGCGGTGGCAGGGCTTCGTCGGGCGGGTGGCCGCGACGGTGCTCCCGTTGATGACGCCCCCACTCACGTTCGGGACGGTGGGAGTCGCCCAACCGGGGCAGGACGCCGAGATGAACGTGACGAGCGCGTACCTCCAGGCGCTCAAGACGACCTTCACGGAGAGCTACATCGAAGGCGCGTGGGTCGAGACGTGGCTGGAGGCGGAAGCCTTCACGCGGGCGACCTGGGGCACGTCGCGGATGCTGACGTGCTCGCCGGGGGACATCGCGGGCGGGGCCACCGAGGAGATCCTGGATGCCCTGCGAGACGATGGCGCAGCCTTCGCGCTCGGCAACGGGAACCTCGCCAAGTACCCCACCAACACCCCGAGCCAGTGGCAGCGGCGATACCTCGGGCAGTTTCCCCTGGTCGGCCTGACGGAGACCCCAGACGGTGGCGAGGATCCCGCCGCGGCGCTGGACGCCGAGCGGATCCGCGTGTACGAGCCGCTGGGCTTGCGGCGGGTCACGGTGAAACCCGACGCCGCGGGCGTGGGGCATGATGGGGCGACGCCGGAGCATCAGGCGGTGCTGCGGAGGATCGCGGCGTATCTCCGGCGGCCCGGATCGACGGCAGGATGAGCGAGCAGGGCTTGACCCGCGTGTACCGCGTGACCTATCTCAACCTCCACAACGGCGTGCGCCACGCGGTCGTCGTCTCGGCGCCGACCGAATGGCTCGCGCGGAAGGCCGCCGACCAGGCGCTCCAGGCACACGTGATCAGGACGGCGGGCCACGTCTCGGACTGGGCGCACTACGCGACGGCGGCGGCGGACGCCCTTGACAACACCTAGGCCAGTATGAAACACGCCCATCGCTGCGTCCTGACGAACAGATCCACGCCCCCCTGATGCCTTCGCTCGCCGACCTGCTAACAACGAAGCTCCCGCCGCATTCGCCGGCCCGGCGACGGGACTGAGCCACCCCCTCATGCCCAACCGGATCATCCGAGACTCCGCCCGGACCAGCAAGACCCTGGCCGAGCTTTCCGACTTCGGGGAGCGCGGGTTCTGGCGCTTGGTCCTGGCGGCCGACGACTTCGGCCGGTTCGCCGCCGAGCCCGACCTCGTCCTGGCCGCGTGTTTCCCCCGGATGATGGAAAAAGTGTCGCTCAGCATGTGCGAGCAGATGCTACGCGAGTGCGAAGCAGCTGGACTCATCGCCCTCTACGAGGTGGACGGGGCTCGGTTCGGTCAATTCGTCAAAGCTTCCAAGTACTTCACCCGCAGATCGAAGCACTCAAAGTATCCATCTGCTACGCAGACGCGTAGCACATGCGTAGCATATGCGCCCGAGGTTTCGAGGTTTCGAGGTGTCGAGGATCGAGGATCGAGGATCGAGGTTTCGAGGGTCGAGGTGGAGCAAACCCCGGTCGATTTTCAATCTGCCTTGGAACGGCTCAAGGCCAAGCACGACAAGATCGCCGGACCCAGCACACCGAAGGCAAGCTCATGACCCCCACAGCCAACCCCCGGCCCTGCTCGACACCCGGCTGCCCAGCGCTCACGTCCGGGGGGCCCTGTCCGGCCCACGCGCGGCAGCGGGAGCAGCGCCGCGGCTCTTCGACGGCACGAGGCTACGACCGGCACCACCAGGCCTGGCGCGCGGTCGTTCTCGGCGCGCACCCGCTCTGCCTCGGCTGGCCGCGCGGCCGGCATCCCGAGGGGCGTCCGGTCGCGGCAACGGTTGCCGATCACGTCGTGCCGCTTCGGCAGTGGGAGCGAGATCCGGCCGGCGCGCGGGCCCAGCTCCTCGCCTTCCTGGCCGCCCACGGCCAGCCGAGCTCCGACCCGGCGCTCGCCGCCTGGTCGCTCGAGAACGGGGCTGGGCTCTGCGCGTCCTGCCATGCGCGGAAGTCGCGCGAGGAGAAATAATCAGATATGATTCCGTGGCTCGGCTGGTAGCGTGCAAGCGGGACGCTATCGCGCAGCCGAACCGAGGAGGCCAACATGAACTTCGTGAACTCGACCTCGTTTCAGATCTTCGCGGGCATCGTCGCGGCGCAGCTCGTCATGTGCGTGCTGCGACTGCTCGGGCTCAAGTGCTGAGGTCTCGGTCGATGGCGCCCACCGTCGTCCCGGTCCGCGAAGCCCCAGGCCCCGGCACCACGAAAGGGAGAAACGCATGACCCGATCTCGCGGGCTCGGCTGGCTGGTGGTGGCGATGGTCCTCGTTCCCGGTGCCGCGCAGGCCGGGCTCTGCCTGGCGGGCGCGCGGGTGTCGGCGCCCGATGTGGTGGGGATCACCTTCTGCAACCCCGGCGCCGGGGCCGTGACCCCCACGGCGGGCGAGGTCTATACCGTGTGGATGTTCCGTGGCTAACACGGGTCGGACGGTCTAAATGCCGATCCCCACCTACTTCGGCGCGGGCGCAATTTCCGCAAGCGCGACGGCGATCACGCCCGCGTTCCCCGCCTCCACGTTAGCCGACGACATCGCGCTCCTGGTGCTCGAAACCGAGAATCAGGCCATCTCGCTCGCGACGGCGAACGGGTTTGCGGAGTTGGGTGTGCAGGCGAACAAGGCGGCGGGCACCGCCGCGACTGATCCGGCCAACCTCATTGCGGTGTACTGGAAGCGACTCGTGGGCGGGGATGCGTCGCCGATCACCACCGACGCTGGCAACCATCAGACAGGCGTAATTCACGTGTTCCGTGGTGTTCGCACGAGTGGCAACCCATGGGAAGTGTTCGCGGAAGACAATGACGGAGCCGCCAATGATACCACTGGTGCTATCCCCGGGGCCGTCACCACGCTGGCGGACTGTCTGATCGTGCTGATCTGTGGCACGAGCTACAACGTCGTCGGGGGCAGCACGACGGAGTTCAGCGGGTGGACCAACGCGAACCTCGTCAACCTCACGGAGCGCATCGACTTCTCCAATACCGTCAATCTTGGTGGCGGCCACGGCTTGGCCACGGGCGAACTGGCTACACCCGGCAACTACGGGAATACCACGGTTGATCTCGCGCACACGTCGTACAAGGGGCAAATGTCGATTGCCCTCGTCGGTGCGGCGGCGGCGGCGGCGGTCATGCCCACCCTGGTCGGCCGACGATTCTCCCTCGCAGGACCACGAGGATTGGCGGGCTAAATGCGCGACATCACCCTCGGCGACACGTTCTACCACTTCTTCACGACCCGGGCGTTTGCCACGGGCGTGCCCACGCAGTTGGCGGGCTCCCCGGTCCTGTCCGTGCTCGAAGAGAACAACGTGACGCCCATCACGGCGGGTGTCAGCGTGTCCGTGGATCGCGCCTCCGTCACCGGCCTCAACCAAGCGACGATTGTGGCGACGGGCGGCAATGGCTACGAGGCGGGCAAGAGTTACGCCATCTACGTCTCCACGGGGACGGTCGGTGGGGTGTCTGTCGTCGGTGAGGTGGTGGGGGAGTTCACGATCCAAGCCTCGGCGGCGGCCGTGGATTTGGCGAACGGGACGGATGGGCTGGGGGCGAGCAAGACGGTCCTCGATGCGCTCAAGACCAAGGCGGACTTTTCCCCCGCAGTGACGGCGGGGGCCGCGGGCGGTCTCTTCATTGCGGGCGCGAACGCGGCGACCAGCGTCACGACGGCGCTGACGGCAAACATCACGGGTAACCTCTCGGGCAGCGTGGGGAGCGTGAGCGCGGACGTGGGGATTACGCAGGGCGGGGCCGACAAAGTGTGGGCCTCCGCGACGCGCACGCTCACGGCATTCTCGACGGCGCTGGCGGTGAGCGTCTGGGACGTACTCGAAGCCAACATCGTGACTGCGAGTTCCATCGGCATCAAACTCAAAGCGTTTACCTTCACGATCGCGAACAAGGTGGACGCCTCGATTCAGGCGGCAGGCGACTTCGCTCAGGCCGCGGCGGATAAGGTGTGGTCCTCAGCCACCCGGACACTCACCGCGTTCTCGACGGCGTTGGCCGTAGCGGTGTGGGACGTGCTCGCGTCGGCGGTGGCGGTGGCGAACTCCATCGGGCTTCAGATCAAGACCAATCTCGACGCCGCAGTCAGCACGCGGCTGGCGACAAGCGGATACACCACGCCGCCCACGGTGGGCGCCATTGCCGATCAGGTGTGGGACGAGGCAATCGCGGACCATCTCGGCGCAGGCTCCACGGGCCTTGCGCTCAATTCCGCCGGCGCCGCGGGCGATCCGTGGGCGACCGCGATCCCCGGCGCCTATGGCGCGGGCACGGCAGGCAAGATCGTGGGCGACAACGTGAATGCTACGATCGCCAGCCGCATGGCCACGTACACGCAACCGCCCGGGTTTTTGGCGGCCACCTTCCCGTCCGACCCCGCCGACCAGTCGCTCGTCATTGCGGCCACAGATACGATCCTTGCGCGCCTGCCTGCCGCGTTGACAGGTGCGGGGAACATGAAGGGCGACATGCTGGCGATCAACGGCAACGCCACCGCGGCGGCCGTCCTGGCGATCCTCAACGGGGCCACGGTGGTCTATCAGGGCACGGTCACGGGCGCCGCGACACCCACGACGCTGATTGACTCCGGGCTGACCCAGACCGATGCCGATTGGTGGAAGGGGCGGATCATCATCTTCACGAGCGTCCTCACCGGGCAGGCCACCGACATCACGGCCTTCGATCCGGCGACGGATAAGCTGACCTTCACGACCGTCACAGCAGCGCCGACGGGCGCCACCTACGTGATTATCTGATGGCCGGCACGCGGATTACTCAGCTCCGGCCCCAGCACGCCACCGGGCGCCGTTACGGGAGCTTCGTCCGGGTTGCCGTCTCCGCCCCGCGTCGCGCCGTGCCGACCGTCACCGTTGCCCTCACGGCAGAGCCGCGCCACACGCTGGCCTGTGAGGCAGCGGAGCCCCGCGTGACGCTGGCCTGCGCGGTGGCCGAGCAGATCGTCGTTGAGAACTGAGGAGGGCCCATGTTCAACGTAGACATCGGGGTCACGATCCCCTTCGCGCTCACGAAGGGCGGCGTGCCGCTGAATCTCACCGGGGCGACGGAGGTCAAGCTGCTGCTCTCCGATGGGACGTCGCTCACGCTGGCCGTCACGGATGCGGCGGGCGGCCTCGCTGAATACGTCGTCGCGGCGGGCGCCTTGGCGGCCGGGTTCAAGCGCGGGAACGTGCGAGTCACCTACGATGCCACGCATGTCTACCACTCTGAGACGTTTGCGTTCCACGTCTCGGTGTTGTTCACGTAAGCGATGATCGCCCCCTGGCGCGGCATCTACATGACCCAGCAATGGGTGGATAGCCAAGCCATCCGCGATCGCATCTATGCCAACGCCGGCACGTGGCATGGCGGGCGCGTGGGTCTTATTCTCAAGTTCGATTGGCCTCTGCTGGAAGGTGGCGCGGTGGAACCTACAGATGCCTCCGCCTATGCCGCCGACCTCGAGGAAGCGCTCACGTGGGCCGCCACGCTCCAAACGAAGAACCCGGACCCGTGGCCGGTCTACATCTCAATGGGCGCGGTCGGGACGACGGATCACCACAGTCGGACTCAGTGGATCCCCGACGTTGGTGATCCAGACCCACCGATCTTTTATATCCCCGAGTGGGCGACGGTCGGAGTCGAGGTCATGCCGCATCCCATTTCCGTGTCGGGCGGCCATACCGACAGAGATCGTCTCGTGCCATTCGACGCGACGCTGCTGACGCATTGGCGCGCGTTCCAGCAGCGCGTCGCCGGCGTCATTCTCCCCAAGATGGCCGAGCTCGGGCTCAACTGGGGCACGATCGGATGTGCGCTGGCGGGGCAAGACGGCGAGATGGACATCGTCGGCGGCTACATCAACGATCTGAAACGCACCGACCAGGACTTCCCTGGATACACCGGGCAAGAGATAGGGGATGGTTTCAAGCAAGCGTGGCTCACGGCGATTTCCGACGCGCGGACGCTCTGGGGCGGCGACAAGATCCTGACGTTCAGCCCTGGGACGATCAACGTGGTCGGGTGGGAAAGCCCAGCAACGGGTCGCCTCAAGGATGTGACCACGGATACGATCAACCAAATCATCGCGGAGCAGGGCGGCAAGTTCACCCTCGGCAACGGGAACTTCGCCAAGTACAACTACCCCTACGACGAAGACCCTGGGCTGGGGTCGTTCAACAAGCCGAGCCAGTGGCAAATCGCCTACAGAGGGCAGTGCCTGATGGTCGGATTGACAGAATCCCCGACCGACCATTCCGGGCACGTCCCGCCGCACCCTGAGACCGCCGAAAGCGTGCTCCCGCAGGAGCTCCAGCGAGTCTACAAGGAAGAGGGGGTCGGTGGCGTCAAGGGCATCGCGGCTGTCCGGGTGAACATGAAGATGGATTTGGCCGGGATGGGCGACACGTTCCCCAGCCAGACGCACATTGATAACCTGGTCCTCACGTCAGCCTATCTGCGTCGGAGTCTGGAAGTGGTCCCCACCCTCGACGCCTCGCTCGAGACCATCATCACGTCAGTCGCCAATCCATCGTGGGTGTTTACCCCGGTCGCCGCTCCGCAAGCGATCCTGGTCAGTGCCGTCCATGGCGGCAGCTCGACGGATCACATCACCGCGATGACCTACGGGGGCGTCGCCATGACGCGCGTGGTCCGCGCCGTCGACGCCGCCGGCGGGGAGCCAGGGGCCGCGGAGTGGTGGTTCCTCGGCACCGGGATTCCCACGGGTCCCCGGACGGTCGCCGTCACCGCGGGCTCGACGGCAGATACCATGGTCTACAACACCTTCTCGTACACGGCGGGCGGCGACTGCGAAGTGCTCGATTCGGATAAGAAGGAAGAGAATCAGGCGGACCCGCAGGCGACGTTGCAATTCGCCAGTCGGACCTGTATAGCGCTCTGCGCGCTGTACAGCGGCTTGACTGATCTCGCAGACATCACGTCGCTGCTAGGGCAGACACGACGTAGCTCGGTCGACCTGGACCTCTTCTCAGCCGTCGCCGATGTGCTCACCGACGCCCAGCTCGGCGACAGGAGGATGGGGTACACCGCAGATACAGACGATGTGGCGTTTGCGGCCATCGCGTTCTCGGTCGTGTTGGCGCCTGGGACGCAAGTGGCCTATGGTCCGGTCGCCGGCGGCGTCACGACGACCACGGCTGAGTTCCGCACGGAACTCAACGAGGCGGGCGACTTCACGTTTGAGTACGGCACCGATCCGGCCCTCGTGGGCGCGACCCAGCTCCCGCAGACCGTGGTCGGCACTCCCGCAGGGACTGGGACGATCTACGTCAAGGCGACTTCTGTCACCGGCTTGAGCCCCAACACGCAGTATTACTATCGGGCGGTCGGCGAGATCACGAGTTCTCCGATCCAGACATTCTTCACCTTCCCTGACGGCCCGGTCAACGGATTCAAGCTCCTGCTGCTGGGCGACATGGGCGGACAGGACCCCGGCACGTCGCTAGACGATTATGGCAAAGGCCTGGTCTTCGCGGTCGCGGCCTCGAAGGGCGCGCATCACTGTATTTTCCCGGGCGATTGGAACCACTTTGATCCAGGGCTCATTGATCCGGGTGACGTTCCACCTGGCACACCCCCGGCACCCGATTATCCTCCCGATATGGACAACCGCGTCCAGACTCGGCGACGCCTCTATCACGCGGCGGACTACAGCCCTGACCTGGTCGCGTATATCCTCCGGTCTCACACGATAGACTACGCCTGGGATGACCACGATTACGGGTCGTCGAACTCCGGCGGCAACGTGTTCCAGGCCGATGGGACGACGCTCGACATTTATCCGTGGAAGAAGAATGCCCTCCAGAGTTACCAGTACTACATCCCGCACTACCCGCTGACCACGGCCCAGAACGATGACGACCGCGGCGGCCACTATACGGGGCCGTCCAATCCCCCGGCTGGGATCTGGCACAGCTACCGTATCGGCGGGACGCAGCTCGAAGTCTTCGTGCTCGACTCGCGGACGCAGCGCCGCGGGCAGCAAGAGCAGATGCTCGATGGCTACACGCTCTCGGGCGGCGTGGATCAACTGACGTGGCTCAAGGCCGCCCTGACAGCCGCGCAAGCGGACGGCGTGACGTGGAAAGTGATCGTGTCCTCCAGCGTGTGGCGAGGCGATCGCGGCAAGGATTCGGGAGCCATCCAGATCGATGTCAACGCCGTCGCCAAGACCTTCACCCGACTCAGCGGATCGTTTCTCTCGGATGGATTCAACCCGGGCGATAAGGTGGTGATGAGCGGACATACTCCGGCTGGGAATAATGGGGAGAAGATGATTCAAACCATTTCCGGGTCGGGCGCGGTCATCACGGTGGAAGACGGCTCCGGGCTCGTGGATTCTACTGGGAGTGGCGATGAGCGGGTGTTGCGCCTCTGGGGAATCTTCAAAAACGATTCGTGGGCGGGGTTCTACCCGCAGCATCTAGATATCCACAACTTCATCCGCAATCCGGTCAATCCCATTACCGGGGTCTTCGTCTGCTCTGGGGATGTCCACATGGGTTTGATGGACGACGGGAGCGATACGACACACGTTGTCCCCTATGGGGGCATCTCGCCGAGCATCCCGAGTCTCGTCTGTCCCAAGGCAACGGTGGCTTCTGGCAATCAGAACGACGAGGGATATTGGACCGTGGCAGGGAATACCGAGATGAAGTATGGCGTCGAGCCGTTCGGGACAAAGCTCGGGTTTGTGATCCTTGAGTTCCGTATAACGCCGTCACCGCAGTTGCTCGTGACGATGTACGATCCGACCGGCGAGATAGCACGCAATGATGCCGGGGACGCAGACATGGTGATGACGCTGTCTCTACCGGCCGACGCGCTCGACGTGGCCGCGCCCGGTTACCCCTTGGGGATGAGCGCCCGCTCACCGAGTGGCGGTGGCAATCTCATCCGCAGATCAATGCCCGCTCCTCGAGAGCGGTCAATGGTCGCTACCAGATCTCGGTTCAGTTCACATAGTAACTAGCAAGGAGGATTCAAGATCATGGCAGACCTCAACACACTCGATGGGATCGCGGCAGCCCGGAACGAGCTCTACAACGAGCTGCGCACCGGCACGGTTACCGAGGCAAGGGCAGCAGGCATGGAACGACTTCTTCGCGGGCAGGAATCTCTGAAGGGCCAGTTGCCCATCCGGCTCCTCAACGTGATGACGAAAATGAAGGGATCGTCAGCGGAACACTACCTGGAGCCCCTCGTGAAGGCGCTCCTCCACTTCACGACGGGCGAAGTCAAGGCTCTCGGCGAGTGACGAAACCGTTTCGACGCTGCTGCGGATATTGCGCGGCCGCCCGCAAGGACGCGGCTGCGAGGGCCCACCGCGCTCGCCGCAAGACTGTGTCGGGGCAGTGTTTCAACTGCCGGCGATCCTTCACCAGGGTGATGACGCGTGGCAAGAGCGGGGACCGCGGTTTTTTTTGCGGGCGTCCGTGTGCTGACATGTATCGCATACGAAGAGGCACAATCAGGCGGACGCTGCAAGAACGCCGAAAGATGGATGCGCGAGCGCGGCCCTGCCCCGTCTGCCATCGCCCGATTGGAAGCACGACGAGAACAGTGTGCTCATCTAGGGACTGCCGTGGCGTAGTCGAGCGAGAGAAGAGACACAGGCAGTATCAGAGCCAACACCCAAGCGCTCGGCAGAACCGGCAGCGCACCGGGCTGAGCCGAACGTGCGACAGATGCGGTGGGGCATCTTCGAGCCATTATGCCTACGCCGAGTGCGTGCGTTGCCGGGCTTCCGTCTTAGACCCAGAACCATTTTCGTGCGTTTGGTGCGGTGTGCTCGTAGTGCCGGACCGCGCGGCTGGCGATTGCCGTCTTGTGGCCTGCACTTATTATTGCGCGCGGCGCTGGGGTTCTGGGCAACACCACCTGTTGGTAGAGTTGCAGGCTATTATGATTCTCGCCCAGCGTAAGGACCTCGCTGCCGAGGCACAGCGCTTGCGTCTGGCACATCGCACCGCAGCAACGGCCGCCGATCGTGAGCCTGCCGCATTCCTCGCTCTTGTTCAATCCATCACTGAGGTTGAATCTCTAACCATCGAGGGCCGCCGGTGAAAAGTCCAGAGGTGTTTCCAGCAAACCGCACGGGTCCCTTCTTTCTTCGCGCGCAGGTTTCGACAGGGGCTCCATGAGCAAATCAGCCGAATGGGCGGCCCGTGATGAGGAGGAATCTCTGCGGGCGGCGCTGCGCAAGAAAGGCCGCAAGATCCGTCGCGCCCAGCGGCGAAACTGCCTCCGCATGACTGTGTGGCGGCTCCTCCGGTTCCTCCACCTGAGGCGCGCCTGATGGGTCGCCGGGGACCGCCCCCAACGCCGACGGCGCTCAAGATTCTCCGCGGCAATCCCGGGCGCCGTCCGCTCAACCTGCGTGAGCCGGCGCCCCCGTCGGCGATCCCATCGCCGCCCACCCATCTCGACGCGGTCGCCCGGTCGGAGTGGCGGCGCGTCGTGCCCCAGCTCGCGAAGGCCCAGCTCCTCACGCTGGTGGATCGCGCCGCGCTCACCGGCTACTGCCTGGCCTGGTCGGCGTCGGTCGACGCCACCCGCAAGCTCGCCGCGAGCTCGACCATTCTCACGTCCGTAAAGGGCTACCCCTACCAGAACCCGGAAGTCCTGCGACTCAATCAGGCGCTCAAGCAATTGCTCCGGTTCTCCCAGGAGTTTGGCATGACGCCGGCGAGTCGAAGCCGGATCGAGGTTGACGCCCCGCCAGTTGGCGGACAGCTTGAGGCATTCCGGCGGAGGCATCCGAGTGGCTGACCGGGTCACGGCCTATGCGAAGTCTGTCGTGAGTGGTCGCGTGCTCGCTGGCCGGCTTGTGCGGCTCGCTTGCCAGCGGCACCTTGACGACCTGGGCCCGGCCGGGCGGGCGCGGGGCCTGCGCTTTGACCGCACCGCGGCCGATCACGCGCTCGACTTCTTCCCCGCCTTCCTGCGCCTCTCCGAGGGCGAGCACGCCGGCCTGCCCTTCCGCCTCCAACCGTGGCAAGCCTTCATCGTGGGCTCACTCTTCGGGTGGAAGGGCCGCGACGGGTTCCGCCGATTCCGGACGGCCTACATCGAGGTCTCGAAGGGGGCGGGGAAAACGCCACTGCTCGCGGGCATCGGCCTGTACGGGATCACCTGCGACAAGGAACCGGGCGCGCAGGTTTTCGCCGCGGCGGTCACGCGCGAGCAGGCCGGCGGCCCGGCCTCGCTGTTCGCTGACGCCAAGGCCATGGCGTCGAGCTCGCCCGCGCTCGCGGCCGACCTGGAGATTGGCGAGCACAACATCGCGCACCTGCCGAGCCGCTCGTTCCTCCGCCCGGTGTCGTCGGAAGGCCGCTCCCTCGACACCAAGCGGGTCCACATGGCCCTGATCGACGAGATCCACGAACACCCAACGGCCGTCGTCGTTGACAAGCTCCGTGCTGGGACGAAGGGACGCCGGCAGGCGCTCATCCTTGAGATCACGAACGCTGGCTATGACCGCCTCTCCGTCTGCTGGGCGCACCACGAATACTCCGCCAAGGTGCTCGAAGGCACGCTCGCGCAGGACGCGTGGTTTGCCTACGTCTGCACCCTCGACCCGTGCGAGCCCTGCCGGATCGAAGGCCAGACCCAACCCAAGGAAGGGTGCGCGGCCTGCGACGACTGGACCAACGAGCGCGTGTGGCCGAAAGTGAACCCGAACCTCGGCGTTTCCATCTCGAAGAAGTACCTCCGCGAGCAGGTCGCCGAGGCGCAAGGGATGCCGAGCAAGCGGGACATCGTCCAGCGGCTCAACTTCTGCCTATGGACAGCGAGCCACCTGACATGGATCGCCGCCGACCGTTGGCGGAGTTGTGACGGCCGGGTCGAGGACGACGACCTGGGCGGTGTCCCGTGCTTCGCCGGCCTCGACCTCGGGCAGACCGACGACTTCTCCGCGCTCGCCCTCGTCTTCATGCTGCCAGACGGTCGCGTGGCCGTGCGGATGCGCTACTGGATTCCCGAGGCGGCGATGGCTGCCCGGCCTGATCGCCCCTACCCGGCCTGGCGCTCGGCGGGCCTCCTGTCGGTCACGGAGGGCGACACCACCGACTACGACCAGGTGGAGCAGGAGGTCGGCGAGCTGTGCCAGCGCTGGGGCGTCCAGGAGCTCGCCTACGACAAGCGCTTTGCCGAGCAGCTCGCCCTCCACCTGGCCGGACTCGGCGTCACCTGCGTTGACATGCCGCAGGGCTACCAGCTCAACGAGGGCATCCGCAAGGTTGAAGCGCTCGTCAAGCAGGGCAAGCTCGCGCACGGCGGCGACCCGCTCCTCGGCTGGATGGTCTCGAACGTCGCGCTCCGCCGGGGCACCCGCGGCGAGGTCCGCCTCGACAAGCAGAAGGCCGCGGACAAGATCGACGGGGTTGCCAGTCTTTGTATGGCGATGACGCGAGCGATCGTCGGGCCGCCGGCCTCTGAGGCGCGGATCACGGTGCTCGGATGAATCGCTCGGCCTCGTGTATCGCCCTGTGGTGGACGGCGCTTGACATCCTCCGAGATGGGAACATTGGTTGGCCTTGGAATTGGCCCGAGCGCCGCCGTGACCCGGAACTGTTGGCCATGATCGTGGTCTGCCATTCTTTTGGTGTCAGCGACAAGCATGTGAGTGATGCCTTGGGTTTAGACATCCGGATGATTCGGCGGACTCGGGAATTAGGCCAGGTGCAACTGCGGGCCCGCTGGATGGAGACTGCGGTCAAATTCCGCCGTCTCCGTCTGGCCCGGGCGACCACGAGGGGTCAGTGACCCCCGCCCGTTGGCACGCGCTCGAGCAGGCCCTCGCCCTGACCTGCGTGACTGCGGGTGTGGCCTTGCTTTCCGTCCCGGCCGCGCTCATCGTGTGCGGCATAGGCCTCTATGCTTCGACTGTGCTCGACCGGAGGACCTGACCATGGGTATCCTGGCGCAGCTCATCACGGGCCAGCCGATCGGCGCGACCTACGCGCCATGGGACGACTTCTGGTTTCAGAAGGACCCGCGCGGCAGCGCGACCGAGTCGGGCTATCCGGTCACGGCCGACGGCGCCCTCCGCTTAAGCGCCGTCCACGCCTGCGTCGGGCTCCTGGCCGACATGGTCGGCACCCTGCCGCTGCACGTCTACCGCCGACTCCCGAACGAAGGCAAGGAGCGGGCGACGAGCAATCCGCTCTACTACCTCCTCCACCGCCAGCCGAACATGCGGCACACGGCGAAGGAGTGGCGGAGCCACGGGACAGCCAATCTGCTGCTCCGCGGCAACTTCTACAACCGGATCATGCTCGACCGGCGCGGCGCGGTGACGGCGCTTCTACCGCTGCATCCCGATCGCGTGACGGTGCGGCTTCTCGACTCTGGTCGCCGCGGCTACCTCTACCGGCCGCCCCAGGGCGCCGAGGTGCCGCTCACCCAGGACGAGGTGTTCCACGTGATGGGCCTCTCGCTCGACGGCGTGACCGGCTGCTCCGTGATCGAGTACGCGCGCGAGACTATCGGCAGCGCCCAGGCGCAGGAGGGCTTTGCCGCCCGCTTCTGGCGGCAGGGCGCGGAGGGGCACCTGGCCTTCGTCGCGCCGAACGCCCTGAGCCCGGCGGCCCGCGAGGCGAACGAGAAGGTACTCCAGCAGCGGGTCGGCGGGTGGCAGCAGGCCCACAAGCCGATCCTCCTCGAGGGCGGCATGAAGGCCGAGCGGATCTCCGTCAGCGGCCGGGATGCCCAGTACATCGAGAGCCGGAAGTTCAGCGTGGCCGACATCGCGCGGTTCTTCCGCGTGCCGCCGCACATGATCGGCGACGTCGACGGGAGCACGAGCTGGGGGACGGGCATTGAGCAGATGACGATTGGCTTCGTCAACTTCACGCTGCTGCCATGGCTCGTCGCCTTCGAGCAGGCGGCCGACAGGGACCTCATCTTGGCCGATGATCTGTTCGCGGAGTTCAACGTCGACGGATTGCTCCGAGGCGAGGCCGCCACGCGCGCGACTGCCCACCGCCAGTACACGGACGGGGGGATCAAGTCAATCAACGAAGTCCGCGTGATCGAGAACCTCAACCCGCTACAGGGCGAGGAGTTCGAGCGCCCGCACCGTGCGGCCAACATCGGCAGCTCGCCAGCAGGCGGCGACCCAGCGACGACCCGGCGTGTCCCCCCTGCCCGACCCACCCCGGCCGGGACGCCTGTGGAGGACGACGAGGACAACGCCCGGGCGGCGCGGATCACGCACGAGGCCGCGGCCCGCCTGGTCCGCAAGGAAACGTCCGCCCTCCGCCGGTGGGCGCCGCGCTTCGCGGACGATCCGGCGGGCTGGACGAGCTGGGTCACCGGGTTTTACGGCACCTATGTTGCCGACCTGGAGCGTGATCTGCTGCTCGAGACCGTGCCGGCGCGCGCCTACTGCGCCGCGCATTGCGACCAACTCCTCACCGGCGGGCTGGCTGTCACCGAGGCGTGGGATACTGACGAGGCGCCGCGGCTTGCCGCGCTCGCCCTGGAGGGCTAAGACATGAACGAGCGCTATCAGCGCGTGACGAAGTTCGTAACCCAGCACCCCTGGGCGATCATCCCCGATCGGCTCGACGCGCTCCTCGAGGTTCTGGCGCTCCGCGCCGAGGGTCGCGTGCTGACTGACCAGGAGATCCAGGCGCGCCTCAGCGCGGCTCCAGCGCCGCCGGGCCGCCGCACCGTGCAGGCGGTGGCCGTCGTGCCGGTCTTCGGCATCCTCGCGCATCGCATGAACCTGATGACGCAGATGAGCGGGGGCACGTCGACCGAAGAACTGGCGGGTGCGGTCGAGGGCCTCGTCGCAGACCCGGACATCCAGGCCATCCTCCTCGACGTCGACTCCCCGGGCGGAAGCGTCTTCGGCGTGCAGGAGCTCGCCGACCGGATCTACAAGGCGCGCGGCACGAAGCCCATCGTGGCCATCGCCAACGCCACGGCCGCCAGCGCGGCCTACTGGGTGGCGAGCCAGGCCGACCAGGTCCTCGTCACGCCGAGCGGGCAGATCGGCTCGATTGGCGTCGTCGCCGTCCACCAGGACCGCTCCAAGCAGGCCGAACTCCTCGGCGTCCGCCACACGTTCGTGACGGCCGGCAAGTTCAAGGCGGCCGGGAATGACATGGAGCCGCTCGACGAGGCCACCCGCGCCGACATGCAGCGCCGGGTTGACCAGTATTACGGCGCCTTCGTCCAGGCCGTGGCCCGGGGCCGGGGTGTCCCGGTGGCCGAGGTTCGCGACGGGTTCGGCGAGGGGCGTGTCGTGAGCGCCGGGGACGCGGTTCGGCTGGGTATGGCCGATGGGGTGGGGAGCCTTGACCATGTGCTTGGGCGGCTCGTCGCCGGCAAGCCGGCCCTCGGCCCGCGGGCGGCGGCGGACGGGCAGACCACCGATATGATGCCGCCCGACGAGGACGGCGAGTGCCCGGAGGGTTACGAGCTTGGTGATGACGGGATGTGTCACATGATGCCAGCCGAGGGCTCGCCGGCTGGGGTTGCGGCGCGGCGCGAGGCCGACGCCTTACGGCGGCGCCTCGCGGCCTACGAGCCCTAGCGCGGCCTCCAGATAGATTCTCTTGACACGCCGCTCCGACGTGCGGTAGTCATAGCGGCGTAGGGTCGCACCCGAGACGCGATGGCCTGACGGTCGGTCGTGAGGGGCGACTAGCGACAGCGAGACGCACGGCTCTGTCGAGCGCGTGTGAGCTGCCAGGGGCAATCACGAAACGATATCGTGGTTGTCGGGCGCTCCACGCGCTTTTGCTTTGTGCGTGGCCTCCACCCGGCGACCCGGCCAAGGAGGCACGGGCATGGCGACGAAGCGCAACCGGCAGTTGGCGACCCACCGCGCAGAGCTCGACGGCAAGCGAAAGGGCCTGGTCCAGGAGGCCCACGCGCTCAACGAGGCCGCCGACAAGGACAACCGTCTCAAGACACCGGCCGAGAAGCAGCGTGTGGATGCCATCCTGGCCGAGCTGGACGAGAACAAGGTCCAGGTCGACGCCGTCACGGCCGAGATGGACGCTGAGGACAAGATCGAGGGCCACGAGCACCGGGAGATCGGCCAGACCGGGCCAGAGTTCTCACGCGCCCGCGTCATCGAGACCCGCGCCGAGTTTCGGGGTTTCGGCGAGCTCCTCCAGGCCATCGCCGCGAAGAGTTCGCCCGTCCTGGCCTCCAGGATTCCGAACGCCGAGGTCCTGCTCCACAAGCTCGAGGTCTACCAAGCGGCCAGCGGCATGTCGGTCGGGTCGCCTACGGATGGGGGCTACATCGTCCGCACGGACTGGTCAGGGGCCATGCTCGACCGCGCGCGCGAGGCGGCCGCGATCCTGCCGCTGACACGCAACATCGGCATCGGCGCTGATGCCGACTCGCTCGAGTACCCCTTCATCGACGAGACGAGCCGCGCGACGGGCTCCCGGTGGGGCGGGGTCCAGGTCTTCTGGAAGTCGGAGGCGGCGACGGTCACGGCCAAGGCACCCAAGATCGGGAAGGGCGAGCTGCGGCTCGAGGAGATCATGGGGCTCGCCTACGCGACGGAGCGACTGCTCCGCGACGGCACCGCCCTCGAGGGCATCGTGACCAGCGCGTTCGAGTCCGAGTTCGCGTTCACGATCGACAACGCGATCATGCGCGGGAGCGGCGCGGGCCAGCCGTTGGGCTTCTTCCTCGGCGCCGGCGGCACCGCCCACCCGGCGTACGTCGAGGTCGCCAAGGAAGGTAGCCAGGTCGCCGCGACGGTCGTCGCCGCGAACGTCACCAAGATGTACGCCCGGATGCCCGCCCGGTTGAAGTCGGGTGCGGTCTGGCTCATCCACACCGACGTGATGACCCAGCTCCCGCTCATGGTGATCGGCCAGCAGCCGGTCTGGTTGCCGCCTGGCAACCTCACCCAGGCCCCCAACGGCCTGCTGCTCGGCAAGCCGGTCATCGAGATCGAGCAGGCCGAGGCGCTCGGGACGGCGGGCGACATCCTGTTCGTCAACCTCGGCGAGTACGTCACCATCACCAAGGCGGGCGAGGGGCTCCGCGCCGACAGCTCCATGCACGTCCGCTTCCTCTACGACGAGATGGCCTTCCGCTGGGTCTACCGGATCAACGGGCAGCCCACCTGGAAGACCTCGCTGACGCCGTTCAAGGGCGCGCTGAACTCGAGCCCGTTCATCGGCCTGGCGACCAGGTCATAAGGAGAACACCATGACACGGCGTCTACTCGGCGGTGTTGGTATCGTTCCGCTCTTCGAGCCCATCGACATCGGGGCGGCGGCTGCCGACTCGGAGACTATCCTCGTCGGCAATGCCTCGCTCATCTCGATTATTCTGCAGTTCGGCAATATCACGGCCGACAACACCCTCATCCTCTACGCCGGTGCCACTGCTGGCGCGAAGACGACGGGGCTCGCCTTCACCTACCGCGTCTCGGGCGCGGACTACAAGGCCATCGCTGCCGATCAATATGGCGCTGATGTTGCAGTTGCGGCGACCGGCCTGGTCCTGACGGCGGCGAGCTTCGATCATCGGACGATGGTCATCGACCTGGCTGATGCGGACATGCCAGCCGGCCAGCCGTGGCTGACCGCGAATCTTGACGGGTCGGCGACCGTCCAGCTCGTCGCCGGCGTCGCCCTCATGGGCGGCCTGCGCTACGCGCCCGCCGCGAGCATGGTGCCGGCGAGCTAACGGCAGCAGCGAACGCGGGGGCGGTCCATCCGGGCCGCTCCCGCGACGACGCACCGTGAGGAGGATGGGTGGCTCTCAGGTTGGTCGCACCGGCATCACCCGCGCCGATCCTCGAGGAGATGCTGCTCCCCGATGCGAAGGCGTTCCTCCGCATTG